TTAAGAAAGCACTCTCCAAGATAATTCGTGATACGAGGTCTTGGTTCACCTGCTTCTTCTGCTGCTATACACTTATTTCTGTATATAACAATTGCTTCAAGAAACTCTTTGTTATTTACATAATGTTCTGATTTACGTTTTCCTCTTGGCATTGCATACTCTTCCCTTAATGGATAGTGGTTTTATTATAACATAATTATAAGCTCTTGACAAGGTAATAAAATATCAGTAGAATAACTCTGTCAGGGTTCAAGGGATATATTAGCTAGATTTATTATCATTAGATTTATAGAGCTTTTCTAGAAATATTCTAGCATCAGATATAGAAGATAAGAAACCCATATTTGGATTTAAATCTGTTTCATTAGAAACTCTATTTTTATCTCTTAAAAATTTATTATAACATGTTATCATTTGTTTATCATTTATTTCAGTCATTGTCATTACATTTTGCATGTTCATAACTAAAACGGGGTCATCGCTCATCTTAAGCCAAGGGTGAATTTTAAGTGCTTGTATTCCTGCTTGACGTATACTAACCATTTCAAATATAACTGGAGACTCTAATATAAGGAGAGTTTTATCTTCTTCTTCACAGGGGCAAACTTTAGCGAATATTTCTTCCCCTGAAACTAATTTTAATACTGCGTGAAATTCTTCTTTATCCATTTTCCTTTAAACTAACTTGTATTATTTCATAGTTAAATTTTTCTTCGTTGTAAATTTTAATTCTCTCAATAAGATGATTTAGTGTGTAATTTTTTCTTTGCTGATAACTAATGTCATCAGCAATATCGTACAGAACTGCTTTTAATTTGCCGTCACCTTTTCTGAGAACCCTTCCAATGGATTGGAGATTTCTAACTCTGGACTTGGAGGGACTGGCGAAGATGACGTTGTGCAACCGCTTAATGTTGATCCCAGTACTAAAAGTGCCATAACTGGCAACAATAATTGCATCTTTTTCATTTTCAGTAATCTCTCTAATTCGTTCTCTTTCTTCAGCCTCTACACCACCGTGGACATAGAATACCTTTCGAGAACCTTTTACCGAACTATTTATAGATTCGTATAATATTTCACCATGTGTGGCAACCCGACTGAATAGAACAAGACTGTTACCTTTCAAATCTAATACTAGATTTTTAATAAAGTTATTCCTTTTTGGATGTCCTATAATGTATTGTAACTCATCCTCATAGGTCTCAAATTTCTGTGCGTCGTGCTTCATAAGAAGAACACGAATTTGTAATTTAGAAAGATGCCCCTTGTCAATCAGTTCTTTTGTTTGAGTTACCTTGTATGATGGCCCAAATAATCCTTCTAAGACCCACTTGTGAGTCTGTGAACCGTCTAAAGTACCAGTAAACCCATATCTATACTTTGCACCATCCATCTTTGTCATGATGCTTACAAGAGATTTTGACTTGAATAAATGTGCCTCATCTCCAATCGCAACATCAAAGTCTTTAAAGAATGGTCTTTTTAATTTGTAGATAGATTGCCAAGTAGTAATAGTAACTGGATATTCATTTGTTTTTTCCTTTCCTGAATATATTCTATGACAATAATCTTCGGCATTCCAACCATAGTCTTCAAAGTCTTTGAACATTTGTTCTACTAGTGATGTAGTAGGAACAACTAGTAATACTTTCTTTTTAGTCTCTACAAAATATCTTACTACAGCATATATCATTAATGACTTACCTGATGCAGTAGGTGATACAAGAAGTTTACGATTATATTTTAGTGCATCATATACAGCATCTACTTGATATTTTCTTGGTTTATGTTTTGATATACGAGTCATATATTCTTTGACTCCTTCACGACTTATTATTGCATTTTCTTCAAATGGTGTACCATAATGTTTATTATCTTCAAATTCTAAACTATACTCTGACTTTCTTGCCCAATTAACAATCTTATCTACCAACCCAACATACACTTCTCCAGTGGCAGGAGAGAACAAACGAATCTTACCATCCCAGTACTTACTACGATACTGTGGCATGAACTTAGCACCAGGAACATCAAACGTAAATAAGTCTGATAATTCCTGACTTATATGTGGTTCTGTTTTTACAGTCACATATACTTCATTCTTTTTTCGTATAGTAATGTCAGTCACTGTATCCTCTAATAAACTTCTGCCACTCAATCGCATTCTTAACTTGGAATGTACGATTGTTTATATTTTTCAGAATGCTATCCAAATAACTTATCATTACTTGGTAGTAATCAATTTTAGATAACTGTTTTATTAAATCCTCATCCGAATCCATATACTTATCTACATCTGCTCTCAAAACCTTATGATCAAAAGGTTTATCAATGTAGACTTGAGGATCTGCTTTACCAGTATAGTATTGCCATTTCTCTTTCTTAAGTACTTTGAATTTATTCTCCTCTGATTTTTTAAGGAGAAGTATTCGATTTAAGATTCTATAATATTTTGCATGTAGTGCTGGAATATTGGTAGACTCAGTATGTAAATTATCTGGGTCTAACCTTGAATCCTCACTCCATAACGACTGAATTTCATCAAGATTCATAAATTAAGTAACCACTTCTATATCATATATAGAATACTTAAAGACGACCTCGGCCGTAACATAATCTATATCTGTCATTGTTGCATCAAACTCTACAGGAGATAAACTGACAGGAAATACATCTTTAAAATGTATCTTCATATTTACATTAAACGAACTATTATATATGTACAAACATCCATCAGAATATTCATTATATGGACTCTTTGAATTGGGACTTGGGAAATATCTATCATCAGTTTTTAATGTAGCAAATTCATTAACATCAGCAGGATATCCTAATCCCCTTAACCACTTATGAACTTCAAGATAATTTTCCATATTTTCGTCAATAAGAAATCTTAAATTGAAATCACTATAAGTTAATTTATCACCAGGAACTGGAAGATCTTTTAAGTAAGTTGGTTGTACTGCAAATCCTAAATCAATGCCAGGAATATTTGCTTGATTGGCAAAGAAATCTGCCTTTGGTATTTTTGATATAGCAAACTTAAATCCAACAGGAGATAAGAAATTTCTATTAGATATTTGATTTGCCCAGAGTTTTGCCATTAGTTCAACAGGTCTCCATTTAGTTATTTAGATAAAAAAAGAGACCCCCGAAGGAGTCTCTCGAATAAAGGAATTATTTCCTTCTGTCTTACATGAGGTTTGTAACCTTAACACGTCTGTAGTATGTGTTAGAGTTCGCCTTAATACGGCCGTAACCAGCAGTACCACCTTCAGCAAATGGGTTTGCAACAACGCCGTAGCGAGTCTTAAATCCAATTTTTGGTTGGAAGGTGTTCTCTCCAACTGCACGTACCATCTGTAGTGGAACGTAAGGGCAGTAGAACAGTCCAGCGTCATAAGGTGAAGAACCCTTATATCCAGCAACGTAGTACTGATTAGCAGATACGTTAGCAGAATAAGGATCGATGTATACACGATACTTACCTTGAAGTACACCAGCAAATGTATTGCCTGTGTCATCTACATTCAAGTTAGCATTAAGTGCAGGAGTGTAATCAAGTACACCAGCCATTGTTAGTGCAGAAGCAACGTCAGCAGAACAAAGGATCATGTTACCCTTTCCTCTACGAGTTTCCTGTGCGATTGCGTTGGCATCTCTTTCAATCTGGAACAGAAGTCCTTTGAACTTCTCAACAGACCAACGACCATTACTGTCAACGTCTAAGTCGAAAGTACCAGCAGTTGCTGTATTTGCCTGAGCACCTGTCTTAGCAATCTTGTAGATTGTTCTGATGATTTCACGGTTAATTTCAGCAAGAATCTCTGTTGAGAGAATGTTTGCTAATTCCGCTTCAGCATTCAGACCGTGGATTGCCTTAAGGTCTTGAGCAAGTTCCAAACTGTACTCAGCTTTGAGTGCTCTGGACTTCGCAGTCACAGTAACTTTCTCAATACTGAATGCCATCTGGTTGAAGTGATTGCCATCGGCATCTCCAAGAGCCTCAGCATCACCTGTATTCATTGCCTGACCAACGTTATATGCAGCTTGAGTAGCAGCAGAACTTGGGTTCAAGGCACCTGGATTTGTACCTGCTTGAGGTCCAGTAGTACCGAAACCAACAGCAACGCCGTCAGAAGTTTCTCCAGTGTAAAGACCCTGAGTAAGGTTGTCTCCACTATCCTGTCCAGAGAAGCTTGAATCAACTTCATCGTAGAAGGTCTCTGTTCCTGTCTGACTATCTCTGCGTGAACGCATTGCGAAGATAAGTCCAGTAGGTCCGTTCATTGGTTGAACACCTGCTAGGTCATAAGCGACCAAGTTAGGCATTGCACGACGAATTAGGCTGATTAGTACGGGGTCGAAACCAGCTGTTGGTGTGTCACCATTTGATGCACTGGCAGCACTACCACCGAAACCACCAGATGCTCCAGCAGCATTACCGATGTTTGTGGGTGCTTCATAGAGGAAATTACGCTCCTCAGCCATAAATTTTTCTTGGTTCTCCAGAAGAACTGCGGTAACCATTCTGCGGTGTGCATCCTCGATTTTAGGAGCACTATCTGCGTCTAATAATGGGGCCCACTTCTCCTGCAGTTGTTCAGCGTTGAACATTTGCATTTGATTCTACCTCTTTTGTTAAAAAGTGTTTGGGTTTAAAAAATAATGAGAAATTACTTCTTAGTGACTCTCTGTAGAGTACTTAGATAATTCGCCATGCTTCCAGAAACTTCCTTGGCACTTGGTGAACTCTCTTCTGAAATATTCTCAGAGTTGTCTCTTTGAGCACTAGGAGCACTTGTAGGGAAATAAGATTCTCTAAGTGTTGCTAGTTTCTCACGGTAATCGATTTCACTTTCAAACTCAACACTTTCAGCAAGTGAAGCAAGCTTCTCTTTCTGAGTTATTGCAAGACCTTCAGATACTTCACTTAAGATTCCATCCGATGCAGATTCTGCTAGTCTCTTGTTTAGAGCAACATTCTTATTGATTTGCTCGTTGAGTTTAGACTCCATATCATCTAGTTTATTTACCATGCTCTCAAGTACATCATATTTATCTTCAGGGATTGATACATAATGTTCTTCAAAAAGACTCTTCATGCCAGTCATAAAGGACTCAGACAATTCTGACTTAAGACCTTGATCTACGGCAAGTTTGTTTTCTTTTAACCACTCGTCAGCAACGTACTCAAGGTAACCATCAACTCTTTCAGTAACTTCAGTATGAAGTTCTGCAGTTTCTTCCTTGATTGCTTTAATGTGGTCTGCTTCTAACTCTTCTTTGATTGCTGCAACTTTAGAATTAATTGCTGCTTCAAAGATAGTCTTTGCTTTTGCTTGGAACTCTTCACTGAGTTCTTCGCCTTGTAGAAGTGCTTCAACGTCTTCTTCAACGCTAACTTCTTCTGTAGTTTCGGATTCTGCAACTACTTCTCCTTCTGGAGCGTCAATTGCTTCCTTAACTTTCTT